AGGCTCACACGAAAGTGGGCCTGTAAGACTTACGGGTTAACAGATGCAGATTTAGAATTATTAATTTATTTAGATTGCAAAGGTAGGTTCACTAGACAAGGTTTTAAAGATGGTACCTACACAATGAGTTGGGATAACAACCGTTGGGTAAAACTTAAAAAAGCAGGTTGGATAGAAACCTGGAGAAACAGAAACAGAACAACAATAAAATACTCGGTGTTTAAAACATCATTCAAATGTTCTCAGTTGATAAGTAGAATATATAGAGTGTTGTTAGGTGAAGAAGATTTACCAACATCAGAAAGAAGTGTTTTTTATAACAATAAAACATATACAGATAAGGTTTTTAATAAATCTATAGATGATATGATAAAAGATAAAGACAGATAATATGGGATTTAAACTAGGTAAAAGTAGAGGTAATTATGCTGTTGGCGGAGAGATCAGAACTAAAATGCGTTTTGGTGCTGAAGCTGGTGGTGATGCGTCTATTCCTGGAACACCTGTTATCAGAAAACCACTGGAAGAAGGAGTGCTAGGTGAAGCTAATATGGATGGAAGCATATATATTAGTGATAAAATAATACCTGGTAGTGAAGAAGAAAGACAAGTAATTAATCACGAAATGCGACACTCTACTGACATGAAAGTTGGTAAGTTAGAGTATGGAGATGATTATATAAAATACAACGGCGATACGTTTGTAAGAGAAACTATAAATGGTAAGGATATGATAAATATCTACGGACAGTGGAAAGAAGCTGGAGACCATGGTTTTCCTTGGGAAGACGACGCTAATAACGGTGCTGTTTAAAAAAAAATAAAACAATGGGATATAAAATGAAAGGTAGTCCACATAAATTAGGGACAATAGAGGGCGCTTCGCCTCTTAAAGATAAATACGCTAAAGAAATTATTACTGACGAAAAAGGAAATCCTACAGTGAAGAATTTAACTACAGGAAAAACAATTGTATTAAAAGAAACAGACGTTGTTTACAACGAAAGAACAGGAAAGTCTAGATTAAAAAGAAGTTATAGACGTAAAAATTAAATATGAATATATTAGGAAAAATATTTTCAGGCGGAGCTACTGAATTAATAAAAGGTGTAGGTGGAGTTATAGACAACCTACATACTTCTAAAGAAGAAAAGCTTGAAGCTGAAAAGAAAATAAAAGATATGATAATGGGTTACGAAGCTCAAATGCAAAAAGAAGTTTCCAACAGATGGGGTATGGATATGAATTCAGACTCTTGGTTATCAAAAAACATAAGACCACTAGTTCTTATATTTCTAGTTATATCAACAGTATTGATGATATTTATCGATGCTGGTATTTTAGCTTTTGAAGTAAAAGATACTTGGGTAGACTTATTACAATTAGTATTAATAACCGTGATCGGTGCTTATTTTGGCGGTAGATCATTAGAAAAAGTAAAAAAATAAATTATGGGAAAATATTTTAACGTAACAGTAAAACCTACGATATCTGTAGCTGCTTTAAATGCTGGTAATATAGGAAATGCAGAGATACTGTTTGACTGGCATGGCTTTGATATTCCAAAAGGAGCAGCTAGATTAACAGGTATGACAATTTTATATTCGGGTAAAAACGGAGCAGACTACAGTCCGCAAGATTTTGAACTATTCTGGGCAAAAGGAAACCCAGACAAAACTGCTCCAATTACACTGGGTGATGATGGTGCCGTTGTAGACACGTTTGGTTGGTTTAATAATATTATTGGTAAAACTTATATAGATAATACGGAGTCCAATGATGGTGATCTTTCAGTTGGTAATGTTATAAGTGTTGACAGTATTACTGGAGGGTCAGCTGGGGCAAACCAAATATCTCAAAGCAATGCTCTCGTACTTCAAGGCGAACCAGATAGCGGAACAAACGTTGGCTTTGATAAATTATACGTAAGCGCAATAGCAAAAGCAAATCATAACTGGGGTCCTTCAACAATGACGGTTGATGGCACGATGGTAACTACTTCTCCTACACTTACCGTAGCAGATCTAGACGCCTTAAAAGCTGTTGGACCTGGAGATATTTTAAAAGATGAAGATGATAACTTATTTGGAACTGTAAGAAAAGTTGATTCAGCAACGCAAATAACTCTTGAAAACAACCTAGCTTCAGCTAGTGCAAACGACAAGCTTGTATTTAACACTACACCAATAACATTAATATTATCGTTTGAAAAATAAAACAAATTAAATTAACTTAAATTAAATAAAATGGCAAAAACAAAAAAAGTAGAAAAGGCTACAAAAATTAGTAATGAGCATTTAAATAAAATGCAAGAAATTATAAACAATCTTAATAGAGGTCAAATGGAAATAGGCTCTATAGAAACTAGAAAACACGCTGTGCTACATCACGTTACTTCGTTTCAAGATGAATTAGCTAAAATACAAGAAGAGCTAAAAAAAGAATACGGTACGGATAACATTAATATTCACACAGGAGAAATAAATCACGAAGATGTCAAAGCTGATTAGAAAAATTACCGTAGGTAAAGATTATAAAAACGACGCTATGCATTACGCTGTTGGGCAAGAGGTTTATGGTGGACACACTATTTGTGATATATTAGAAGAAGATGAAAAATACTCTATTTATATCAAAAAAAATAAAGATGTGTTGCCGTGGAAAGACTTTAACAAAAATATGGCTATATCCGTAGAGTATAATCTAGAGTATTAATGAGAGCGCCTTTTGACTTTGTTATAGAGCCAAAAGGAAATAGATACAACAATACAACTAAAGTTGGGAATAAAAACTTAATCCTTAATACGGAAGTTTATAACCACCAATTTGTAAATAGACAAGCTATTGTTAAATCTGTTCCCACTGCTTTTGAATCAGAAATAAAACCTAAAGACGAAGTTATAGTTCATCACAATGTATTTAGAAGATGGCACGACGTTAAAGGTAAAGAAAGAAACAGTAGGAGTTTCTTTGATGAAAATACCTATCTAGTAAAAGAAGATCAAATATTCTTATACAAAAGATATTGGAGATGGAAAGCAGTGAAAGGATATTGCTTTGTACAACCCGTAAAAGATACAAATTATCTTACAGAAGACATAGAAAAACCTTGCGTAGGTAAAATTGTATATACTGATGGTAGTTTTAAAGAGGGTGATTTAGTAGGATTCACACCTTTTTCTACCTATGAATTTATAATCGATGGAAAAAGATTATACAGAGTTATGACCCAATTTATTACAATTAAATATGAATATCAAGGAAACGAAGAAGAGTATAATCCAAGCTGGGCAGAAAGCAGTGGAGGAATTAATCAAGGTAGCTAAAGAACCTATTGTTGATTCTGGAGATGATATTACTGCTGATAGACTAAAGAACGCCGCGGCTACTAAAAAACTAGCAATATTTGACGCATTCGAAATACTTACAAGAATCCAAGAAGAAGAAAACTTACTCGAGGGCAAAGCACCTGAAGAGAGAAAGGAAAAAGTCTTTAAAGGATTCGCAGAAGGTAGATCTAAGTAATGTACAAGCAAAGTTTAGTTAATACAGTTGAGCCTATAAAAAAGACTACTATTACCAGAATGAACAGAGGTAAGAAGTGGAAGTACGGTTACAACAAAGAACACGATTTAATTGTGTTATCTCACAACGGAGTTATAGGTGAGATAATAGAAATACAAAATTTAATTATAGCGCTACCTAAACCACCTAAAGAAGTATATAAGCACGAGAAAAACAAATGGGTGAAACAAGAGTACCCCAAAGAGTTAGAACGTATTAAGAACATATTCGATTGGAGGAGTTATCCGGAAGACAGCAAAGAAAAATGGTACGATTATATAGACGAAGAGTTCAATCGAAGAGATAAAGGATTCTGGTTCACGAACAATGGTAAACCAACCTGGATAACTGGTACGCACTATATGTATTTACAATGGAGCAAGATTGATGTAGGTGCTCCAGATTTTAGAGAGGCAAATAGATTGTTTTTTATATTCTGGGAAGCTTGTAAGGCAGATAAAAGATGTTATGGAATGTGTTACCTTAAAAACCGTAGATCTGGATTTTCTTTTATGTCGAGCGCAGAAACAGTTAACTTAGCCACTATATCAAGTGATAGTAGATATGGTATACTGTCGAAATCAGGTGCCGATGCAAAGAAAATGTTCACAGATAAAGTTGTTCCTATATCAATTAACT